GGCGCGACACGTGGAACTGCTGCATCGCGCTCATGCGGCCGAGCGAGTACTCGTGGCCGTTCAGTTCGATCTGCGTCGCCATGGTCAGTACGTTCCTAGCATTTCTTCGATGCGGCCGGCGTCGAACACCCATTCGACGATGCCGCCTTCCGTGGCGTAGTTCAGGTCCGGCACCTTCTTGAACGCGCACTGGATGCCGGTGGCGATGTCACCGGACACCGATTGCGTCACGGTGATGACGTCGATCTTCTGGGCGTTGTACAGCGCCATGGTCGTGCGGTTGATCGGCGCCGTCTTCAGGTAACGCAGCGTGATCTGGCCGGAGTTGTCGGCGCGCAGGCTGTGCATGACGCTGCCATCCGACCCGACGGTCATGGTGTTCTTGTCGTTCGCCGTGGCGATCGTGATGCCTTCCTCGGCCGTGGCCTCGCCATAGCCGAGCTGGAAGGCGCCACCGGGGCCCACCAGCGACGCCTGTACGTCGATGAACGAATACGTTCCGGACATGATTTCTCCTTCTATCCTGCGTTGGCGAATTCGCCGTGAAGCCTCTTTGCAGCGGCAACGTAGGCGGCATGCGCAAGCTCAGGGGTATCGAACATCCCGAGGTAGTGCTGCTTTCCGCCGTGCTGAATACGGGCGACCCAACGACTGGTGTTGGGGTGAGACGAGACACCCTTCAGGCCGATCCTGTTTCCCTTATTCCTGCGACGATTTCGGCCGTTCTCCGCCTTCGTGCAGGCTCGAAGATTCGAGATGCGGTTGTCCAGCGGGTCGCCGTTGATGTGATCCACGACATCGGCCCATTTACCGGTAGTTATCGCCATCGCGATACGGTGCACCCCGATGAACCCGTACCGCCCCAGATTCACGAGCCTATAGCCGGTGCTCTTAAGCACATGGCCTGCCGTCCGTCCCGCGTACATCGTGTTGAATACGCGGTGGCCGCGATCACTGTTGAAGTGCGACCGAGGGCGCACCTTCCAAACCAGTTCGCCAGATTCCGGGTCGTAGGAC